GTTTGGAGATCGTTCGTATTTAGGATTTCGCACTATTTCTGCTTGACGGTATGTGTCTGTCATTTTGTCCAAATAATAGACTGTGTTTGCAGTTAAAAATGCTGTGAGAGCAATAAATATAGGGACGAGTATAACAGAACATCCTGCGTCCCGCACACGACGAACTGTAAGTGATAGTATAGGGATGGTCATACATAGTATTGCGAGCAATGCTAGAAGGGAGAATAAGCCTCCGTTCGCGGCGGAGCCGATAAAATATAGTATAAGTTGAACGGCGAGAACTATAAGCATATTTATGATAAATGATTTTCGGGAAATGACACCGGAGAATTTGAACAGGGAGAAAAAGTATTGCTTATAACTAAAACTATCTTCAACAGAAGGAAGAGTGTCTTGTTGGTATGGTGTCGTTACTACCCTTTCTCCACATTTTAAGCAAAATAAAGAGTCGTTAGGCAGCTCATAACCGCATTTTCGACAAAACATAGCGAACCTCATCACTCATACACACATGCCGCGCACTCCAACTGTTTCAGCAGGGATGCGGTATCGGCAAGAGATAAGAACTTCTCGTCGCGGATACTGTCAATCATACGGACATTGTTGCGCAAACAGGTATGCGCGAGGAGGAGGAATGCGAACTTGTTTGCTGCAAGTTCCTTTTCCTCGCGTCGAGTAGAGGATAATCGGTCGATATGAACGAATGAATCGAGCCGATGGCGGAGGACGATGTGTCCTAACTCGTGGGCGAGAGCAACGTTCCGTGCATCCTCTGAGAGCGTAGTTTTGATGGAGATGCTCTGCATCTGCCCGAGGCGGACATAGAATGCATCCGGCAGAAAGATGATGTTGTGCGGATAAATCTTGACATGCATTGCCTGGAGGATGGTCTCCGGGTTATTGCTTTCGTGTGTACGAATGGTGTCAATGACGGTCGGCAGGAGCCTCCGCATCTGATGATTCCTCCTTGACTAATACCTTCACAAATTCCCGAAGAATTTGTTTTTGCTGTTCCGTCAGTGGTTTGTCGCTATAGGTGAGATATCCACCGCGCTCAAGCAGGATATCTAGATCTGCTTTCTGCTTTGCGGATTTTCCATAGGGCGCGATGGATTCGTGAGCTTCCAATGCCTGATATAAGGGAGAGGCTCGATACGGCTCGTTACCAATCAAAAAAGAAACGGTCGTGTTTGTTGCATCAGCAATCAACTGCAGCGCAGAAAGGCTGGCGTTATACCTGTCTTTTTCGATGTCGCCGATATAAGACCGTGAGAGGCTTGATTTTTTTGCAAGATCGACTTGTGTAAGGCCGGCAAGCTTTCTTGCCTCTTTGATTCTGCGTCCGATACTCATAATGTTATATTCCTTTTGTACGGTAATTCCGTCTAAAAATATTATACAATGCTTTTGACGGAAATACTATTGACAAAAAGACGGAAATACTGTAAATTAGATAATAAATGACGGAAATACAAGTATTTATAGGAGGTGATATAGATGGGGGATATTAAAACCGTTATCAAAAAAGCTCGTGAAAAAGCGGGAATGACACAGTACGAACTTGCGGCGGCTGTTGGTGTTTCGCGTGGGTATTATGCAGATGTGGAAAAGGGAAGATACACACCGAGCCTGAAGCTGCTCTCTCGCTTGGCTGAACTCTTGAATATTGACCTTAATTTTTTAAAGAAAAATGACGGAAATACAAGTAAAAATAAGGAATGACGGGAATACAAGGAATTTTAATTGATCCTGTCTATATCCTACCGCGAGAGGAGAGAAAAGAAAATGTCCAATCTGTCACCGTCGACGGCGGCCAACAGGTATTATTTGGCGCGTATGGAGGCGGCAAAAAACAACGAGGACATGCACAGCCGCGATATGGCAAGCGAAAAAACGGGGATTGACCGGAAACGCTTGCAGCGCATCGAGATTGGCACGCTTGACCCGTACCCAGAGGAAGTGATGCTGATGGCGGATGAGTATCATGCACCGGAGCTGTGCAACTATCACTGCACGCACTCCTGTCCGATTGGGCGGCGAATGGTGCCGGTGGCCGATCTCTACGAACTGGATCGCCTGTGCATCCGCTTTCTCCATGCGGTCGAGGGGCTGCGCGGTAAAGGGGAAATGCTCCTTGCCATTGCGGAGGATGGGAAGCTGTCGCCGGAAGAAGTGCCGTCGCTCCTCGAAATCGTGGAGGCATCCAACAAGGTCTCCGCCGTCGGGTATGCGCTGCGGATCTATTTGGAAAAGCATGGAGGGAGGTGAGGGGATGGAAGAAATGGTTCCGTATTCTCCGTCTTATGAGAAAACGAAAAAGACCGCAGAGCAAATCAAGCGGTTGCTCCACGGTCTTACGTACGCACAAGCGATGGATGCGCTTGGAATGGTGCAGACAGAGTTGTCGTCCAGTGCCGTTATCTGGACGGATGAGCAGAAAGGCTTCTGAGCATTCTTTGCTCGATCTCTTTATACACGATGGGGTAGGTTTCCGGGGGCGCAGCTTGACTAAGGCGTTCTGGGTGCATGGAGAGATAGAGCATGACAAGGTCGTGCAGTGCTTGTGGTGAGATGGATACTGCATTTGTCTGCATGGTGTTCACCTTCTTTCTGTACGGATTATACCACGGCGGAAAGGAGGCAACAACGAGCGCGGAGGCACGCGGCATCCGCGCAGCAGAGAGGAGGTGAGGGGATGGAAGCGGAGCAGCTGACCGTCCCAATCTGGGAAAAGGCGGTGCTGACGGTGGATGAGACAGTGGAGCTGACGGGCATCGGGCGCGATGTGATTCGTGCACTGGCACATCATGCGCTGCATGGTCCGGGGGATTTTCCCGTGTTTACGGTGGGGACATCGCTCAAAATCCCGCGGTTGTCGCTGCTGGAATGGCTGTCGGATGCGGCGGCGTGCGGGCGCAATCTCAAACGCGCAGAGGCGGCGGTCGAGGAGGCGAAGAAGGCTGCCGAAGGAAAGCGCGGTCGTCGGCGCAAGGTGATTGGTCTGGTGAAATAGGAGGAAGAACATGAGAAAAAAGATGATTGAGTTCCTTGTCTGGGTACTTGGTAAGCTGAGCGAGGAATATTTGGTGGCAGTTTCTGACGGGAATGGAACATTGTTTATAGGGAAGGGATATGCCATGAATCTGCATTTACTTTCGATCGCGCAGGTGATCCGCACTGCGATGCAGATGAAGGATGCAAAGAGAGCGGTTACAGATGCCGCCAAAGTGCTGACAAAGCTGGCACCGGAATTTGACAAGAAGGGAGCTGGCGGAGATGATGCATGAGTTCTTAAAGCCCGTCCTTATCGGCGGGGCGTTTATCGCGGCGGCGACGCTCGTTTCAGGTGCCGTGAATCCGTGGGACGACGGACGGAATGCGGTGTTGGTCGAGGAAACCTACATGGTACGCCCCGGTGACACCCTCTGGGGCATCGCTGAGGAGTACCTCCAGAAGAATACCGCGACAAGGCGGTATATCCTCGAGTACAAGAGCGGTATCGAGGAAAACAATCCTTGGCTGCTCGATCGGCACGGGATGATCTATCCAGGGGATAAGTTGAAGGTGACGTATTGGGTGAAGGAGGTGAGGTAATTGTATCTACACAAGATCATGCTGTCCGCGCCCTTTGCGCAGAAGCGGTTGGGAAACTCATTGACGTGGAGTGCTGCTTACGACGGGAAGGTGTTGACTATTTCCCATCGGTCAGGACGCACGTATTACGAAAAAATTGTTTCACCCGCTTTCATCGGTGTGGACATTTCGGGCGGCAAGCCCCGCGTTTTTCCAATCAAGAGGCCGCGCGATCCGCGCCGTGCTCTCCTGTGGGACACGGTACTGCTTCCTTCCGCGTAAGGACTACCGTGACACACTGTATTACGCAAAACACTTTGTCTATCGTTCCAAATCGTTGTTCCTTGGCATCGTTCCGGAAGCAGTGATGTATCAGGGATTCCACCGTGCATGGTGGATGTCACCTGATTGCACCGAGAAGGAAGTACGTAAGGCACTCGCAGGGCTCGCTAAACGATTCAAGAATGCGGCACGTTTCGCGCTGTATCAGAGCAAGTGCTCTAGGCTACATACTGAGTGAAGGAAGAGCAGAAATGAAGATGTGGTGGAAGCGCACGACGAAGCTGATGCAGGGGGGTGTAGAGGTGGGGGTGCTGTCGTATCCGGCTTCGTTTACGGATGGTTGGTGTACGGTGCTCATGGTATACGATGGTGTAGGGTCTCATGTTTCGCATGTGGAGAAGGCATGGCGAGATGCGAATGAGCGTCATGATACGCTGGTAAAGATTGCCCGACAGATGGGATACACGGTGATCTCGGATCTGTGGGACGGCAAAGAAAAAGCACCAGAAGCGGTGCGAAAGATGAATGAGATGGAGGAAGATGAGGCATGACAAAGGAGCAGCTTGATAGCTTTACGGCTGAGATGATCAGAAGTAGGCTGTTTATCTGCGTGGCAGTCGATGACAAAGGCCGCTCACAGGAGATGTTTTGTGGAGATCCGTACAAGCTGATCGACGTGGCGTTCAACACTTTGTTGTCGATGATCGATGAGCTTGAAACGACGGAAGAGCAGATCGCACAGATCAGAACGCGCATGATGTTCCTGAACGCGGCGCGAATAGCAAAAGAAAAAGCGCCCGAGACGGCGAGAGCCGCACAGGGCGCAACAACAAAATGCTGAACTCAAGTATAACACAAATGAGAAAGGAATGCCACGATGAACGAAGATAATAAAATGGCGGGCGGGCGTTGTTTGTGCAGGTCGATCTTTACGCCACGTGACCGTGTGCGGGTGATGGTGGCGACATATGAGCAGTATACACACGCGCCGCATTCTGGGAGACCGTCATCGCGGGCGAATACCAAGATGAGGATGGCGGGATGGTGATAACAGTACATGACAAGAAAAGCGCGCTGAAACTCCACGATGCGGCGGTGGAACTCATTCGCCTCATCGGGCTCAAGGACTTCAAGATGCTGCGAAAGCAGGTGAGGGAATGAAGCAGGAATATCGGGATTTTCTCGCGTCAAAAATGGTGATCGCGAAAAAGACGGGCATTGCCATTGATCCTGGGGAGATAAGTCCCATATTGAAACCACATCAGAGAGATGCGGTCGTGTGGGCGGTGGCAGGTGGTCGGCGTGCCATCTTCGCGGCGTTCGGACTTGGCAAGACCATTATGCAGCTCGAATGGTGCCGTCTCATCCACGAACACAAGGGTGGCAAGATGCTCATTGTGTGCCCGCTGGGTGTCAAACAAGAGTTCATACGTGACGCGATGACGCTCCTCTGCATGGATGCGCCTGTCTACGTCCGC